ATCTGCCAAAAGAACAGCGTGAGAAGTTAGTGGAAGAATGGAATCACCGTGCATTAACAGCGATTGGATACGAGAGGGTAAAGACCGCATGAGGCGGTAAAGGAGGGACAAGCTATGAAGACACAGGAAGGCATAGAGCATCCGGCAAGATTTATTCGATATTTAGATAATAACGAAATGAAGTGTGCAACAAAGCACACGATAGAAGAAATTGAACAGGAAGCCAGGGAGTATAGAGAGGGAGAATTTGTAATTATCTAAGGAGGAAGGATGAAATTGAAGACATTTCAGGAAAGAAGAAAAAAATGCAAACGGATCAAGAACATTGCGATATGGGTAATGCTTATTGCTGGACTGAACCTCACAGGGATTGTGGGATGCATTGAGCAGGAGCACATTACACTTACGGCAGGAGCAGTAGAAGCATTAGTAACGCTCATTGTGATAGCTGTAGCTTTTGCAGTGCATCAGATTGCAGAATACATAGTATGCTATCGAGATTTTGGACGATATATAGAAACAAAAAAATAGCGCATCTGCGGCAACAGATACGCTGGAGTGACTTCCGTCACACAGATAAGAATACCTATAAGTATAGTACCATCTGTGGGGCGGAAAGTCAAGAAAACAAGGGACTTTCAAGCCCTTTTTCAATCTTGATAAGAATATTAAAAATAGGCACAGGAGAGAAGATGGCAACAAAGAAAAAGAGTTATATCTTTGCGGACGTGATAGAGGTGGAGGAGTATCACGATGGAAGGTATGGAGCCCCTGGAAATCGGAGAGATAAAAAGAAGAAAGCGACTCCGGAGCAGGTGGCGAAAATCAATCAATACAACAAAGAGAAGAAAGCAAGACATCGTCTTAGGCAGTATTTTAGCGAGAATGATTGGTTTGTAACTCTGACATATCGAAGAGAAACACGTCCGCCGGATATAAAGACAGTAAAGAAAGATTTCAGGACCTTTATCACAAAGATCCGGAAGGAATACAAAAAGAATGGATGCGAACTATTCTGGATCAGGAACATAGAGAACAACAAATCAAATAACTGGCATGTGCACCTGGTAATAAATGACATACCGAATCTGATCAAACTATTGAATGAAGCATGGCCACACGGAAGAGTACATGATCCGAAACCTCTGTATAAAAGAGGAGGGTTCAAAGATCTGGCAGCATATATCACCAAAGATGAGAAAACAACAAGAAAGGATATCGGAGATGCATTGGATCATGTGGTAACAGAAGCAAATTATTCCACATCCAGGAATATGCCTTTGAAACCACCAAAGGAGAAGAAACTAAAAAGATGGCAGAAAGAAGCGAGACCGAAACCTGGGTGGTACATAGATAAGGAATCATTCTTTGAAGGAATCAACCCGGTAACAGGGTACAAATACCGTCACTACACCATGTTCCGGATAGAGACGCACAGGAGGATTTAAAAGGTGAAAAGAGTAGATATTTACATAGGCATAAATCCCGCAAGTACTAGGAAATGCAAGAAAAGATACGGTTTTGTGTTGGAGTGCATAATCAATGAGATTCCTCACACAAGAGACTGGTTTGGAGAATGTGAGGAGACATATAACGGCGCAGTTCTCCGGGCAATAAATGAAGCATTGATGAGGATGAATCAGGCTTGTGAGATTCACATTCACACGGAGAATACATACATCCTGAACATGATGGAGAATAATTTGGAGTCATGGGCAGAAAATGGGTTCATATCAAGCAAAGGAACACCGTTGGAGAATCAGGAAGAATGGAAGAAACTGTGGCAGCAGTCCGTAAAGCATTTACTGGTAGCGGAAGCGGGAAAGCATCCATTTTCGGAGTGGATAAACGGAATGCTGACGAACGATGAGAAGTTTGGTGAAAGATTGGAGAAACAGGAAGGGAAGAGGTAAGAGAGATGTATGAGACATTCGGTAATTTTGATAACTATGAAGAGATAAATGCATGTGCAGCGGGCCTGATGGCAGAAGGAGATGTTGAACACATCAAACTTCTTGCAAAAGAGAATGGACTGAACGAGTTCATGACACAGGCGTATATCGACGGGATGTCTGATGAGCTGACGGACTGGATGAATGCTGCGATGGGAAAGCTGGACATTGAAGCAAGCGCATATAAAAACAACCAGATTCCGGCAGAACCTGTAGTTGATTATCTGAAGACACTTTGTATTGAGAAAAATTTGCGGATAAAGTCAGAAGCAAAAAGAAGTCAATCAAAGAATGCATGACAAGAATAGAGAATAACTGCAAAAAGATTCAGAAGGATACGGGAAGACACTGGGTTGCGGATCTGACGGTGTTTCATTGGGCGAGGGATTATTTTCTGGAGGGATAGGCTATGAAGAAAAGAGAACTGCTGAAGCTTCCGGAAATGAAAGTAACAAGGAGAATGCAGGAAACTGTTAGAAATGATAAGGGATACAATGCAAGTGGCGGAAGAGGTCCGTTATGGGTTCCGAATCTTATATGGTATTACAGGGCGAAGAGGACAGAAGACGTTCTGGAAGTAGCGATATTTACAAGAGAAATGATAAAAGAGGGGAGGGAATACCCGGCATACAGAGTATTTCTGCATGATGGCAAGTATGATACCTGGGATAACAGGAAAGGGAAATGGAGAAAGTCCACGATTGAAAGGCTGGAATATAGCTGTGGATGTGAGAACACACCAAGATATTACTGGTATAGCGATAAGGGATTGTGGATGACAGATGATGAACGGAAAGTACTGTTGGATTACACGGACAATGAGAAAAAAGACCCGATGGCAGCAGTCCAGTATTGGGAAAGTACTGAGAAAAATCGTACAGAATTGGACAAGATAGATGCAGAAATGAGACTCGTTCCGGAACTTCCAAAAGATTTTGGAGATTGGATTTTGTCGGATGGACTACCTCAATACATTTTCTACGATGCTGGACGGAATGTAAAAAAAGGATACTGTACTGCATGTAAACATACAGTGAAGATCAGCAAACCTAAATATAACCAGGAAACAGTGTGTCCTCATTGTGGAAGAAAAACTGTGTATAAAAGCAGGAAGAAGTCAGGGAACCTGGTGGATTGGGGGCATGTGGGAATTATTCAGAAGACAGCAGAAGGGTTTGTGTATCGATATTTTAAAGTGAGAGTGGAATATGAGAATGGAATCCGTATAGAAGGTGGCAGTTGGGAGAAGGTACGACAAATGTATGACCAGGATTTCCACGAAGGAAACGAGTTTGAGTTTTATCAATACAAGAGTACGGACATAATCAGGTGGTGCTATAAGGATTTTACGTGCTGGAATGAAAAAGTAAAAGAACATCCGGTGATTCTTTATTGGAGAAACTTAAAAAGGACTTTAAAAGGGACGTGCATGGAGTACTCAGCGATAGAACTGTTTGCCAGACAGAAGTTGAAATTTTATCCAGAGCATTACATCAAAAGATACCACTATAAAAAGGGGATTGAGCAATTAGTGAAATGTGGATTTTATGAAATGACATCCACGTTTGTCTGGAACAGACAGACGATTCACTATATGGAGGCAGAAGAAACTGCAGTGAGAAAGATTTTAAATCTGAAAAAGGACTATTACAAAATACTTGCCGGTACGGATCCTACAGTAAGGGAATATGAGATTACATGGGAGTTCCAGGAAGTAGGAATCCTTCCAAAGAGAGAGAATGTTCATTATCTTGCGAAATATGGCAGTGGAAGAAATTTTGCGATATACATCAGGCATACAACAGAGCATAAGATGATGCGGTATTTGAAAGAAAATCTTCAAGATTCTAAAGATTTAATAAGAGAATACCATGATTATCTGCAGATGGCAGCAGGCCTTGGTTATGACTTGAGGAATGAATGGATATTATTTCCGAAAGATCTAAAGGCACGACATGACCAGTATCTTGAAGAACGAAGGGAGAAGGATCTGAAGATCAAAAAGGCGGAAGATGATAAGAAGCTGGAGATATACAAGGAAACCATTCAGTTGATGAACTGGAATGGATTTGAAATGGAGAGAGAAGGACTCTTTATCAGATTGCCGAAAGAACCAAGTGAAATACGGACAGAAGGGAATAACTTGCATCACTGTGTATCCACATATATTGACAGAATGGTGGGCGGAAAGACATGTATCTTATTCATCAGGCAGAAAGCAGAACCGGAAAAGTCATTTTATACCATGGAAGTGAGAGATGGGAAGATTATTCAGTGCAGAGGAAAGAATAACTGCGATATGACAGGAGAGGTACAGGAATTTGTAGAAGCATTCAAGAAAAAGAAATTGCATCAGATAGAAAGGAAAGCAGGCTAATGGAAAGTATGAAAGAGATAAGAGCCATCGGAAATATCGATGACATGACGAATATTATCAAGAGTGAATTGGAAAATATAGCAGAAGGATTTATTGCTGTAGGTTATTACCTGAAGAAAACCAGGGATGATGAATTGTACAAGCAGAAAGGCTTCGGGAGTATTTATGAGTATGCAAAGAGTACATTCGGGATAGGACGTACAACAGCAGTTAGATTTATGGAAATCAACGACACATATAGTGTGGGAGGATACAGTCCACAGATTGAAATGAAATATCGAGGATATGGCAGCAGTAAGCTGACGGAAATGTTAGGACTGCCGGAAGAGATCCGCGAAGCGGTACCAGTAGAAGCTACAGTAAAAGACATCCGTGAGGCAAAAGGAGTCGTGAGAGAAACGGAGAAACATTATTCTCCGCAAATGGAGCTGTGCGACGTCGCACCAAAAATCGAAGAAGAGAAAATGAGCTGGCCAAAGATGCTGGTAAAAGAATTCTTTAGAACAAATAAAGATGCGTTTGAAAAAATGGTGGACTGGGTTAGAAAGGATATTGTTGTAACAGGGATTGAGGAAGATATTCTTGCCATTGTGAATCCGACAAAGTTCAAGATGTTCCGTTTGCCGACAGCAAATGTTCTGATGCAGGAGAAAGTGATTCAGATAATGCCATATCGTAACCAGGGAGAAAGAGAAGAATTTGGATATATAGAATTGGCCAAAGCATTCGAAGAGGTATTCTTTCCAAATTATCCGGATGTATCAGAATCGATGTACAAAATTTATGAAAGAGAGTATGGAGAACAGTTAAATGAGCAGAAAGAAGAACCAGCAGAGCCTGTTCAGAAAGAAACTTCCAAGGATGCAAGTACACCAGTACATAAAGTGGAAACAAAATCAGAACCGAAAAACAAACCAGAAAGTCCTGTAGAGATTCCAAAGGAAAAACCACATAAAGAGAAAATGGAAGATGATCAGGTGCCGGGACAGACAGAATTAACGAAAGATTTCCCAGAATACTGTCCGCCTGAAATGACCGAGAATACTAGTAAAACAAAGTTGGAAGCAGAAATTGAAGTATCAGCAGAAGAGTGCATAAATCGTCCGTACCAGACAAGAAAAGAATATATGGACAAGCTCTCCACAGAAGAACTGAGTTTATACATGGCCAGTGCAATGGAAGAGGCATTAAAAACAAAACTCAGAAAAGCGAGTATTCAGATATTTACAAATGCGAATTTCTGGAACAGTTTCTTCTTGGAAGAAGTAGACGAAAATGGAAAGACCATTATAGAGGCGTAACATGAGTGGGCTGATGTTTCCTAAACCGGAAAAGAAGAAAAAGCAGAAGGTGATTCGGAAGAAACAAAAGCAAAAGAGGCAGCCTGCAGATGAATTGATGTACCCAAAGTACCAAAAGAAGAAAAAGAAGAAGGCTCATAAAAAGAGTATTTTACAGCAGAAGGATGGCAGATGTTATTTATGCATCCTCCTAGAAGGAAATAATGCAATTTATGCGATTACACATAAGCATCATATCTATGGAGGACCACTGAGAGATATATCAGAAGCAGAAGGATTTACTGTTGATCTGTGTGTAAGACACCATGAATTTGCAAAAGAGGCAGTGCATGAAAATCATGAGAATATGAGACTTCTACAGAGACATTGTCAGATGAAGTATGAGGAAACTCATAGCAGGCGGCAGTTTATGGAACTGATCGGAAGAAACTATTTGGAGGTGGAAGATGATTGTAAAATATGAAGATTTAGAAAAAGGAGACTTAGTAAGATTCGAGAATGCCATGACCTATGATGGCAGCAGGCTTACAGGAGAAGGCAGAATCGAAGGATTTGCAACTACATTAGATGGAAGACCTGTTGTATGGGTGGATGTGGGAAATGGATATAAATCATTCATGTATGAAGATATAACGAAGGTCGCACCTATTGGCGATGTATCACAAGGAGCCAGTTAATATAGCAGCATCCTCCGGTACCGGCCGGAGGAGAAAGGGGAACAAAATGCCAAAAAGATTATTTGTAAAAGGGGAAACGTACAGAGTCGAAGAAAGCAATTCAAAGTATGACGACGTCGGAGGCGAGTACGTAAGAACACTCAAAAATCAGAAAGGTGCCAGATTTGCAGAATTCAGGCAGGGCACAAGAACATGGTGGATTCCAGAGATGTACTGGAAATACATAAAGAAAGAGACAAACAAGTAGAAAAGGAGATTAAGAACATGAAAAACGTAATGATTTCAGAATTGGCAGCAGGTAGCAAATTTACAACAGACATTGGGACATTCATTGTCCTGGAGCAGTTAGAAGGTGCAACAAAGGTAATCACAGAAGATCTGTTCAAAAAGAATGTAGTATTTGACGATAATACGCCGGATTATAAATTGGCAGCAGTCCGCAAACTGTTCGATGGAGAGATTTTAGAGAAATTCTCAGAAGTATTCGGAGCAGATAATATCATTGAGAACGAAGCGGATCTGACAACAGTAGATATGCAGAAAGATTATGGAGAAGCAATTTGTAAAGTACGTCCTCTGACGTTTGACGAAGTAAGAAAATACAATAATTTGTTAGTAAACAGAGGTCTTTCAGATTGGTGGTGGACATGTACACCTTGGTCAGTTCCAGGAAGAGGGTGGAGTTACTGCCTCGCCGTTGTTTCTCCGTCCGGCCGTGTCAACTGCGACGATTGTAGCCGCGACCTCGGTGTTCGCCCATTTTGTATCTTAAAATCTAATATCTTTGTATCTGTGGAGGAATAGGCATGAAAGAGTTTATGGAAACATTTGAAAAGAATTTTAATAACTTCATTGATGAAGTGAAGAAAATGGAAGAGAAGCTTGTGGAGAGAATGAAAGGCAAAAAGAAAGCCCCGGAAGTGGGAGATGTAGTAGAGATTTCGGGTATCAGATGGATAATCTTAGATAAGACAGAACTTGGATACCATGCGATTACAGAGGAGTTTATTAGTTTGTCGACGCAGTTCGATTCAGATAAGAACGACTGGAGAATAAGTGAACTCCGTGAATACCTTAATGGAGAATTCATGGATAAGCTTGAAGAAGAAATGCTCCAGGAGTTCGAAAGAGATCTCACATCATTAGATGGACAGACGGAGTATGGAACATGTATGGATAAGGTATCACTCCTCACGGTGGATGAATACCGTAAGTACAGAAAAAATCTGCCAAATACAAATAAATGGTGGTGGCTGATCACACCATGGTCTACGCCATGTAACGACTGGGAAAGAGCCGTCGCCGTTGTTTCTCCGTCCGGCTATTTCAACGACGTCAATTGTTACAACAACCTCGGTGTTCGCCTATTTTGTATTTTTAAATCTTCAATCTTTGAATCTGAGGAATAATTATGGCAGAAAATAAAGACCTGCAGGTGATCGTAAAGGCAATGCAGTTGGCGGAGCATACATTCAGGTTGACCAGCAATCCGAACAGATATCCAAAGAAGTACAGGTTCTCTCTGGTGGATAGAATGAATCTCAAAGCAATGGATATCTATGAATCTCTGATGGAAGCAAACAGGACAGATATCAGAGATTACAAACGGCATCGACTGGAACTGCAGACAAGAGCGGTTACATACTGTGATCAACTGCTGTTCTACATAGAACTGTCCAAGAAATTGGATATCATCAATTCAAAGAGTATGGAATACTGGTCCAAGATGGTATCGGATATCAAATACATGACGATAGCATGGAGGACGAACGATAGAAAAAGATAATAATTTAGGTCATGTGCTGATTAAACCGTTGTTTCTCCGTCCGGCAATATCAACAACAACAATTGTAACAACAACAACGGTGTTCGCCCATTCTGTATCATACAGACAGTCAGAGTAGGCAATAAGCCGAAATCAGAAAGAAGATACAAAAAAGCA